GAGGACGACAACTGCGGCGCCTGGCAGAACACGATCATGGACATGGGCGTCCAGATCGAGCTCTGGCCCGACGACCTCGTCGCGGCCGTGCTCCTCGCGGGCGAGACGGGCCTCGGCTTCGACGGCCTCGCCTTCTTCGCCAACACCCACGCGCTGAAGGCGGGCGCCACGATCGACAACCTCTTCACGTCGACCGCCCTGTCGAAGGCGAACGTCGCCGCGGTGATCGCCGAGATGAAGAGCTGGGTGGGCGAGGACGGCCGCCCCCTGCGCGTGGAGCCCAACAAACTCGTCGTGCCCCCCGCGCTGGAGGACACCGCGCGGGACATCCTGGAGAGCCCCCTCATCAACACCGTGTACGGCTCCAACACCGCCGCGGCGGCGGGCTCCAACACGATGCGCGGGCGCCTCGAGCTGGAGGTGCTCGCCGAGTTCGGCGCCGACGCCGGCGGGAGCGACTCCGACTGGTACGTGATGGACACCTCGAAGCCGACGAAGCCCCTGGTGTTCGTCGAGCGCGTGGCGCCGACCATCACCAACAAGAACAGCAGCAACGACGAGAACGTCTTCAACGACGACGAGCTCCGCGTCGGCGTGCGCGCCCGCGGCGCGGCGGGCTACGGCCCGTTCTGGCTCGCGGCGAAGTGCAAGGCCTGACAGCCGCTCGCCCGTCGACCCTCCCCGGCTCGGCTCGCCCGCCGCGCCCGCCCGCCTGACCCTCTCCCGCCCACCGGGGCGGCCCTCTCCCTGACACCGGCGCCTCCTCGCGCCACCGCCCCGGACACCCCCCGCCATGGCCTACGCCACCCGCACCGACCTCACGCGCTTCGGTCTCCCGAGCGGCGCCCTCGCGGGCGTCGCCGACGCCACCCAGGACGCCGCCCTCGAAGCGGCCTCCGACGTGGCCGACTCGTACATGCGCTCCCGCTACACCCTCCCGCTCACCGGCTACGGCGACGACCTCAAGCGGGCCGTGTGCGCCATCGCCGCCTGGGACCTCCTGACGACCCGGGGCTACGACCCCAACGCGGGCGGCGACGAGGCCGTGAAGCTCCGCCACGACGCCGCGATGAAGTGGCTCGGCGACGTGAGCGCCGGCCGGGCCCACGTGAGCGGCGGCAACACCACCCCGACCGCCACGCGCCATGCCCGTGCGAGCTCCCCGCGCACGGGGAGCGACGACCGGAGGGGCTGGTGATCCGCGTCGAGGAGTCAGGCACCCCCGTCGACGTCCTCGCCGACGCGCTCGAGGTGCTCGGCGACACGGAGGCGCTGGCACGCGCGATGGCCGAGACCGCGAGCGAGCTGGTACGCAGCACCTTCAGCGCCACGCGCTCGCCCGACGGCCTCCCCTGGCGCGAGGTGAAGCGGCCGCGCGCGGGCATCGGCGGCGCGCTCCTCCTCTCCGGCGCGCTGCGCGACGAGGCGTCGCAGGCCTTCCCGGACGCCTACGGCTTCGTGCTCCTCGTCGAGAGCGTGAAGGGCGTGCACCAGAAGGGCCTGCGCAAGCGCAACCTCCCCGCGCGCCCGTTCTACCCCGTGCCGACGAGCCTCCCCGCGTCGTGGGAAGAGGCCCTCGGCGCCGCCGCCCTCCGCTCCCTCCAAGCCCGGCTCCCGTGACCGTCCCGACGCACCTTCTCCAGGTCGCCACCGCGGTCATGGCGCGCGTGGTCGCCGAGGACGCCGCGCTCACCAGCGCGTGGGAGCTGTCCCTGTCGGCGCTCCCGAAGCACGCGGCGCCCCCGCGCATGGTCTGGATGCCGACCACGGAGCGGCTCGTCGAGGCCCAGAAGCGCCCGGGCCCTCACAGTCTCGGCACCGTCCTCGCCGGCTTCGCGGTCGCGATCTGGGGCGCGGACATCGACGCCACCGAGACGCTCCGCACGCGGCTCCTGCGCGCGCTCCTGCTCACCCTCGGCCCGGAGCCCTTCCGCGGCTCCTACGCGGGCGATTGGATCCGCGACGTGGGCGCCACGTCGCTCGGCGCGGGCTACCTGCTCACCGGCGCCTACGCCCTCGACGTGCCCCGCGCGCCGACTGCCCCGGCCACCGTCACCACCTCCACCTTCGTCCTCGACACCACCCGCTCCACCACCGGCGACGGCCTCGTCGACGCCGGCGAAGGGATCTGACCCCCCATGAGCATCGCGTCCATCACCGGCTCCATCAACAACCGCGGCCTCGGCCTCCCGCGGGGCGTCGTCCGCCCCGTCGCGCTGGCCGGGTGCTCGTCGGCGGGCACCGTCGACTCCCCGACGATGGTCTACTCGCGCGACCAGGCCATCTCGACCTTCGGGCACGGCCCGCTCGTCGAGGCGCTGTGCTTCCTCTTCGCCTACGGCGGCGGCCCCTTCGTGGCGACCCGCACGACGACGGCCACCGCCGGGAGCGCCGGGAGCGTCACCCGCGCCGGCACCGGCGCGGACGGCGACGCCTGGGCGATGACCGTGTCGGGCACCCCGCGCGACGCCTACAACGTGAAGGTGAAGGTCACGCGCTACGGCGCGACCATCGAGGCCCTCACCGCGGCGGTGCGGTACAGCATCGACGGCGGGTCGACCTACAACGCTGAGCAGCCCGTCCCCAGCTCGGGCGCGGTGGTGCTCGGGGACACCGGCCTCACGGTCACCTTCAACGACGGCAGCGACGCCGACGAGGCCTTCGTCGACGACGTGTACTCGTTCACCTGCACCGCGCCCGTCTGGGACGCCACGGGGCTCGCGTCAGCGCTCCTCGCGCTCAAGAACGCGGGGCCCACCCTCCGGCACGACGGGGTGATGGTCGTCGGCGACGTGAACGCGACCAGCTTCGCGACGGTGAAGACCGCGCACGACGCGCTCGTCGCCGCGTCGAAGGCGCGGTGGTTCCTCGTCAACGCGCGCGACCAGGACGTCGCCGGCTCGGAGTCGAACGCCACGTACACCGCGGCGCTCCTCGGCGGCTCGCCGGGCTTCGCGGGCACGAGCGCCGACCTCATCTTCAAGGCCTTCGGCTTCGGGAACATCGACAGCCAGGGGATCGGCGGGATCTGGCGGCGGCCGGTGTCGTGGCCCCTCCTCGCGGCCCTCGTCGGCCGCCCCCTGCACTACCACCCCGGGCGCGTGCGCTCTGGCGTGCTCCCCGGCATCCGCACGGGCGAGCTCCACCACGACCTCGCCGCGAGCGCGTTCAGCCTCATGGACACGGGCGGCTTCTGCGGGGCGCAGTCCCTCGAAGGCGTCGACGGGTACATCGGCACCGACCGCACCTGCGCGGCGGCGGGGAGCGACTTCGCCACCGCCGGCATCATGCGGGCCCGCATCATCTGCTACGCGCTCCGAGTGCTCATGCAGCGGTGCGCCGAGGAGGCCAACGCCGAGCGCGAGGTGCAGGCCGACGGGACGCTCACCACGGCCGAGGCCGACGCCCTCGACGCGTCGCTGACCTCGTACATGCAGACCGAGGTGAACAACGCCAAGCTCTCGCGGAAGTACTGCACCGACGTGGCGGTCTCGGTGAGCCGCACCGCCAACGTGCGCGACACGGGGCAGATCCCCGTCCGCCTGCGCGTGCAGCCGCTGGCGTACTCCACCAACATCACGATCGAGGCAGCCTTCGCCGCCTCGGTGAGGAGCTGATAGGCCATGTCGCAGGAACTGAACGACGTCGTCCCGAGCTGGGTCGACATTCGGCTGGACATCGACGGCGAGGAGCTCACGGGCTTCGAGTCGGTGAGCTTCGGCGACAAGATCGAGGACGAGACGGTGTACGGCGCGGGCCGCCTCCCGCGCGGCCGCACCCGCGGCACCTACGTCACCGAGGACGGCTCCCTCACCGTCCACAAGGACGTGGAGATCGAGCTCATCCGCCGCTTCGGTGACGGCTGGGGCGACAAGCGCTTCCAGATCACCGAGACCATCGGCCTCCCCGACGGCAGCAACTCCATCACGGTGGTGGAGTCGTGCCGCTTCAAGGGGTCGGGCGGCGGGGGCGAGAAGGGCAACAGCGCCCTGACCCGCGAGCTCCCCTTCAGCTTCATGCGTATCAAGCGCGACGGGAAGTACCTCGTCGCCGGGACCCGGTGAACACCATGCCGAAGATCAGCGACGACGACTTCCAGAAGCTCAAGACCGCCAACCCCCGCGGCCTCATCACGCGCCTCATCGGCCCCGAGGAGGCCGAGGACGACGCCTGCGACGAGTACGTCTTTCGCGTCCCCACGCGCGGGGACTTCAACGGGTACAAGAACCACCAGAAGCGGTCGCTCCTCGGGCAGGCCGCGCCCGACGCCGCCGCGAGCCTCGCGCGCGTGTGCCTGCTCTTCCCGAGCAAGGAGGACTTCGACGCGCTCCGCGAGAAGGCCCCGGCGATCGTGGAGGACCTCGGCGAGGAGCTCGTCGAGGCCGCGGCCGCGGGGCTGAGCGTGCGCGAGGGAAAGCGCTAGAGCTCGCGCGGGAGACCGCGTCGGAGGACGTCCACGTGGCCGCGGATGCGCTCCTGGCGCTCCTCGGACACGACCCGGACACCGCCTCCGACGAGGCCCGCGCGGGCGCCTTGCTGCTGGCCGATCACATGTCTCTGCAGGATGCCTTCGTGAAGGGCATCGCGCGCGCCTTCGGGGGCGGGCGCACCACCGAGAGCACCGCCGACCGCCTCCGCGGTCGCTCCCGCATCCGCCGCTGAACCCCACCCAATGAGCGAAACCCGCTGGAGAGTCACCCTCGACAACCGCGCCTCGCGCGGGGCCGTGAAGCTCACCCGCGAACTGCGCGAGCTGGCCAAGGCCATGCGCGAGGTGAAAGAGGCTGCCGCCGGCCTCGGCGGTCTCGGCGGCCTCGGGGGCGGGCGGCGCTCCGGCGGCGGGTCCGGGTCCGGTGGCGGTGGCGGACTCGACCGCGTGCGCCGCGCGCACCGGGACAGCATCCGGGACGTGGGGCGGGCCCAGAAGGCCCAGGGCCGCGAGGACGCGCGGCAGTGGGGGTCCGCCCTCCGCTCGCAGCGCGCGCAGGTGCGCCTCTTCCGCCAGCGCGACGCCGCCGCTGGCCGCTCCGCGCGCGCCGAGGAGCGGGCGCAGGCCGCGCGGGCGAGGGCCATGCGCCAGGAGGCCAGGGAGCGCCGCGAGGCGGTCGCCGCGGGCCTCGGGGGCGCCGCCGCGACCCTCGGCGGCATCGTGGCGGCCACCACCGCCGCGGCCGCCGCCATCCTCGGCATCGTCACCGCGGTGGGCTCTCTGGTGTTCCGCCTGTCGGAGGCGGTGCTGGAGATGATCGCGTTCCGGGAGGCGTCCATCGCCACCCTCGGGCTGATGTCAGGCGCGGGCTCCGCGCAGGAGCGCCAGCGCGTCGGCGCGGAGGAGTTCGGGTGGGCGCGGCAGTTCGCGCGGGAGACCCCGCTGGACGTGCGCGACGTGATCGGCCTGCGCACCCAGGCCGCGACGGCTGGCTTCCAGGGCACCCGCGCGCGAGACGTCGTGATGGCCTCGGCCGACGTGGGCGCCGCCTCGCCCACCAACCCCATGGCCGCGCAGCGGTTCATGACCGCGATGGGGCAAATCCGCAGCAAGGGCCGCCTCCAGACGGAGGAGCTGAACCAACTCACCGAGGCCGGCGTCTCGCGCGACGCCGTCTTCGCGGAGATCGCTCGCGCCCGCGGGATGCGCGGGACCGACCAGGAGAACAACAACCGCGTCGCCGACCTCATCCGCCGCGGGCAGATCACCGGCGAGCAGGGCAACGCCGCGGTGCTCGCCGCGGTGCGCCAGCGGTCGGGCGGCGAGCTCGGCGGCCTCGCGCGCGCCGGCGGGAGCACCCTCATGGGGACGCTCTCCAACCTCCGCGGCGCCTTCGCTGACTTCGTGCTGGGCGTCGAGGGCATCGAGAACCTCCCCGGCATCGTCGCCCTGAAGAAGACCCTCAACGGGATCGTCGACCTCCTCACCGGCACGGGCCCGACGGCCGTGCGGCTCCGCACGATCTTCGCGGGCATCGTCAACGAGGCCGCCATGTTTGTCGCCACCATCGGCGGCAAGGGCGGCATCGATGGGATCGTGTCACGCGCTCTCGACCTCTTCGAGGAGTGGTACCCGGTCGTGCGGGACGTGCTCGGCGCCTTCGCCTCGTCGGCCTGGTCGACTTTTGTTGAGGAGATGGGGCCCATGCTCGATGTGTTCGGGCAGGTGGGTCAGGACCGTGAAGGGGCGGTGCAGTTCGCGCGGGAGTTCGGCAAGGCCCTCGCGACCATCTTCGCCTTCGGCGTGCGCACCACCATCGCGCTGGCGGCGATGATCCCGGTCGTCACCATGCTCGTCGACAAGTTCCTGAAGCTCGCGGAGACGCTCCTGTCTCTCCCAAACATCTCTGCGATCACGACCGCCGCCAGCGCGGGGCCGCTGGCGCCCCTCATGCTCGGCGGCGCCTACCTCCGCGAACGCTTCGCGGGCATCGGAGCGGAGATCCCCGAGGGGATGCGCGAGGGCGTCGAGGCCAACCGCGGCGGGCTCATGGCGACCATCGCCGCGCTCAACGCCGACATGGAGGCGTCGACCCGCGCCGACCTCGCGATTCAGTCCCCCTCGCGGGTGTTCGCGGAGCTCGGGTCGATGGTGAGCGCCGGCATGGCTCTGGGCGTCGACTCCGGCGCGCGCGACGTGGAGCGCGCCATGGGCGGCATGGTGGCCCCGCAGGGCCTCCCCGGCTTCGGCGGCGACGTCCAGGCCGGGCGCATGCTCGGCTTCGGCGGCGGCACCTTCACCTTCAGCGTGACGGTGCAGAGCGGCGGCGGGGCGGAGATCGGCGAGGCCATCGCCACGCAGGCCTTCGAGCTCTTCGTCGGCAAGATGGAGCGCTCGGCGCTCGCGGCGGGGGAGTGACGTGCCTTCGAAGCTTCTCAACCCCTTCACCGAGGACGGTGCAGCCTGGGACGCGATCGTCTTCGGCGGCGTCCGCTTCGAGGGAGTCGTGTCGGTCACCGGCACCCCCTGGAAGAAGAAGCACGACCACCGCCGCGCGCGAGGCCGCAACGGCGCGCGCAGCGTCGCCACGGGCTGGGACCTCGGGGAGTGGTCGGTCACCCTCACCGCGATCGACGACGAGGACATCGACGCCCTCGGCGAGTTGATCGATGCGGTGACCCAGCGGGGCGAGGGCCAGGACGCCAACGCGCTCGTGCTCGAACACCCCGCGCTCGCGGTCGCCGGGGTCTCCCAGGTGCTCCTAGAGGAGGCGGAGGCCCCCGAGGTGGAGGGCACCAAGGTCACCTGGAAGTGCAAGGTGAAGGAGTACCGCCCCCCGACGCCGCGCCCCGTCACCGCGACCCCCGCCGCCGCTGAGCAGGGTATCGACCAGCCGCCACGGTTCGGCGTCACCGAGTTCGAAGCGCAGTCCGTCCGCCGCACCACCCCGACGCCGCCCTCCTCCGACCCGTGACCGCCACCCTCAACGGCTACCCCGTCGCCGCCCTCACGCTCACCGTGCCCCGCGTGGGGGTGTGGACGGCGGACGTCGAGCTCGTCGACGCGCCGGCCCTCGTCGGGGCGGTGGAGCTCGTCGTCGACGGCCGCACGCGACGCGGGACCGTGCACCGCGGCGGTGTCGAGTCGGAGCGCTGGTCGGGGCGCCTCGTCGGCGGCGCCGGCGGGCTGCACAGCCTGCTCGGTCCGGCCGCCTACGCCGACACCACCCTGGCCGTGGTGCTGGGGGAGACCCTGCGCGACGCGGGGGAGGCCCTCGCGGCGACGTCGGGCGAGCTCACCGCCACCGTGGCCCGGTGGGCGCGCGTCGCGGGGCCGACGCACCACACCGTGGCCGACGTGGCGCGCGCCGCGGGCTACGCTTGGCGCGTCCTCGACGACGGGACCGTCTGGACGGGCCCCGAGGCGTGGGCGCCCGTCACCCTCGGCGGGGACCTGGACGTGATCGAGCACGCCCCCGCGACCGGCCGCTACGAGCTCGGCGGGGCCTCGGCGCAGGCGATCGACCCCGGGACGACGATCCCGCTGGACGGCGCCTCCGTGCGGGTCGGCGCGGTGGAACACCGGCTCTCCGACGACGTCCTCCGCACGGTGCTGTACGCCGACCAGGAGGGCGCGCCCGGCTCGCGCCTCACCGCCGCCTTCGACGCGATGGTGCGGCGGGCGACGCGGCGCCTGGACTACCTCGCGGTCTACCCTGCGAAGGTGGTCCAACAGCGCGGAGACGGGACGCTCGACGTCCTCGCCGACGCGCCCGACGTGTCGCTCCCCCGCGCGATCCCGTACCGCGCCCTCCCGGGCCTCGTGCTCGAGGTGCCCGCGGGGACGCGCGTGGGGGTGGGCTTCGAGCATGGCGACCCCGCGCGCCCCTACGCGGGACTCTGGGAGCTCGGCGACGTGACCCGGTGGACGCTGGACGGCGGGACGCACCGGGCGGCCCGCGAGGGTCACGCGGTGCACGGCGGGAGCATCCAGATCGTGACGAGCTCGCTGCTCGGGCCCACGGCGTTCACGGTGCAGTACGTGTCCGCCACCGGGGTGCCCCAGGGGTCGCCGCAGACCGTCACGCTGGGGGCAGACGGCGACCCGAAGGTGATCGCGCTCGCGGCGGGCATCATCTCCGAGGGCGCCAGCGTCCTGAGGCTCCCGTGACGGACTACGGCTCTGACATCAACACTCCCGGCGGCGCGGACCTCGATCCGTGGTGGTCGGACATCGGCGGCGCCGAGGCGACGTTGCAGGTGTGCGTCCGCCGGCTGCAGACGCCGCGCGGGTCGCTCCTCGACGACCCCGCCTTCGGAGAAGACCTCCGGGCGCACGCCAACGACCACGCGCCCAACCCCCGCGCCATCGAGGCGGCGATCGTCGACCAGCTCGTCCGCGACGAGCGGGTGAAGCGGGCGTCGGCCGTCGTGACCTTCACCCCGTCGACCGGGACGCTGGCGGTGGCGATCCGCGTCACCCTCGCCGAGGGGACCTTCCGACTCGTGCTCGAGGTGTCGGCCGTCACCGTCACCCTGCTCACCATCGAGGCCGCATGAGCGCTCCGCCCACCATCACCGTGCGCACCGCAGACCAGGTGCTCGCGTCGCTCCTGTCGACCCTCACGTCGCAGGGGTTCCCGGTCACGTCGTGGCAGAGCGGGGCGGTGCCGCGCACGCTCCTGCGCGCCTCGTCGGCCGCCCTGGCGACCCTCTACGGCCTCGTCGGGGAGATCGGCGGCGCGGCCCTGCTGGACTACGCCTCGGGCCAGTGGCTCACCCTCCACGCGGCCTCCCGCTACGACGTGACGCGCGCGCCCGCGACGTTCGCCGAGCACTCCCTCACGCTCGCCAACGCGAGCGGCGCCGGCCCCTACACGATCGCGCCGGGGGGGCTCCTCATCCTGTCCTCGGGCGGCGTCCGGTTCAGGAGCACCAACACCGCCAACGTGGTGGTGCCGCTGAGCAGCTCCACCACCATCACCGTCCGCGCCGAGGTGAGCGGCACGGCGGGCAACGCCACCCCGGCCGTGATCGTGAGCCCCGCCAACGCCGGGCTGCGCAGCTCCTACGGCGCCGTCGTGACCGCTGGGGCCGCCGAGGAGAGCGACGCGTCGCTCCGCGCGCGCTGCAAGGCGAAGTGGTCGACCCTCGGCCGCGGGGCCACCCTCGACGCGTACATCTACCTCGCCACCACCTGCGCCGACGCGCCGACCATCACGCGCGCGAAGGCGATCACGGGCGGCGGCAACGGCACGGTGGCGGTGTACATCGCCCAGACCAGCGCCGTCGCCGACGCGGGGCAGGTGTCGACCGTCCAGGCGTACGTCAACGCCCGCAAGCCCTTCACCGACTCGGCGACCGTCTACGCGGCCTCGGCCGTCACCGTGGACGTGACGGCGACCGTCACCTTCGAGAGCGCCACCTACAACACCAGCACGGCCCGCGCGGCGATCGAGGCCGCGCTCCACACCGCCCTCGACGCGCGAGGCCTCGGCGAGGACGTCGACCTCGGCGCCCTCTATGCCGCGATCCGCGGGGCCGCCGCGGGCATCCTGGACGTGGACATCACCTCCCCGAGCGGCGACACCTCGGTCTCCGACTCGCAGGTGAGCTTCGCCGGCACCCTCGCCCTGACGTACGCCCCGTGACGACCTTCGCGAGCTACCTCCCGGCCCTGTACCCCACCTACCTCCGCGGCCCCTGGGGGCGCCGCTGGGGCGCGGTGGAGGGCGGCGCGCTCGACCTCGTCCTCGACGCTGCGAAGTCCGCGGCGAAGGCGGGCTTCGTGGCCCTCGCGCCCGCGCAGCTCCTCCCGCTGCTGGCGGTCGACGTGCGCCTCGACGCGTCCCCGGGCGAGAGCGACGCGTCGCTCCGCGCGCGCATCCGGGGCGCGTGGGAGGCGTGGAGCTGGGCGGGGACCTACTACGGGATCGCCGTCGCGGTGGGCCTCATGGGCTACGGGACGCCGATCCTACTCTCCTGGCACCAGATGACCTGGGACGCCGACGGGACACGGTGGGCGAGGGGCCTGCTGGTGTTCACCGGCCGGGCGACCTTCGGCGCGTCGACCTTCGGCAGCGCGACCTTCGGCGGGCGCCAGGTGCAGGCGATCGAGAGCGCCGACGCGGCAGTCGTCCGCCCCCAGCTCCGGCGCGTGCTGCGGAAGTGGCTCAACGCCCGCGACCGCATCGAGCGCGTCATCATCGCGCGCGGCGGGGCCCGCTACGGGTCGGCGGTGTTCGGCCTCGACCTCTACGCCACCGAGTCACAGACCCTCTTGGGTGCGCCGATCTACGGCGCCCCTGACACCATCTACGGCGACGCCGCCTTCGGCGTCTTCTGCTGAGCTGAGGCCACATGAGCACGATCGTCACCCAGACCGCGCAGTACGCCAACACCACGCTGCCGGACCGCCCCCAGGACGGCGAGACCATCTACATGGACGCGGGCGTCGCGCCGCAGTGGCCGCTCTGGTCGCGCCTCTACGACCGAACGGCCCACCACGAGGGGGCGCTCTTCGGGCACCTGTCGTGGAGCGGCGACCTCAGCGTCGACCCGGGCGGGAGCAACAGCAGCTTCACCATCCGGCTCGGCGCCATCAACGCGGTCAACATCTACGGGGCGTCCGCCTCGAAGGTGTTCGCGTACGCGGGCGGCACCATCGGCGCCTCGAAGATCCAGGGCGGCGGCAATCTCGCCAACAGCGACTGGTACCACGTCTACGCCTACAACAACGCGGGCTCGATCGACTTCGAGATCAGCACCACCGAGCCCAACGCGTCGCGCACGCTCAAGACGGGCGACTCGACCCGCGGCTACCTGGGGTGCTTCCCGACGCTCTCGACGGGCGCGCCGGTGCCGCTGCGCGCGTCGCGCGGGCGCTACGTGTACCGGGTGAGCGGGTGCGGCGCCGACGATCTGAAGGTGCTCAACGGCCTCAGCGACACCAGTTACACGGCGGTCGACTGCGCGGCGCTGTTGCCGGCGCACGCGCGCCTCGGGTCGTTCCGCGCCAACATCGTGAGCACCACCGGCAGCGCTCAGAACTTCGCGTACTTCCAGACCAACGCCGACAGCGGCGCCGATGCCGTCCAGCTCCACGTCGAGGCGGTCAACGCATCGAGCGACGACCTGTTCTTCGACCTGGAGACCGACTCGTCGCAGCGGCTTCAGTACAAGGTGACCAACAACACCAGCGCGCCCGACGCCTACCTCTACGTCCACGGCTTCTACGAGTAGTCACCGCGGGACGCACGCGCCCGCGGTGCACCGCTCGCGGGCCGCGCAGGCCCGGCCGCAGGCGCCGCAGTTCGTGTCGCTCGTCGTGATGTCGACCTCGCACTCGTCGCCCTCGGCCTGGTTGCAGTCGCGGCGCCCGGCCGGGCAGAAGCCCGCGTCCAGATCGGCGCGGGTGCACCGGCCATCCATGCAGCGCCCCCACGCGAAGCACGGCGCGCCGCACGCGCCGCAGTGCTCGAGCGTCGACCGCAGATCGATGCACGCCCCGCCGGCAACGCAGACCCGGAACCCCACGGGGCACGCTCCCCCGTCCGGCGCGGCGTCGGCGGGTGCGTCGAGGCCCGCGTCCTCGCCGCTCGCCACACACCGGCCCGCGCTGCACACCGTCCCCGCCCCGCACGCGCCTCCGCAGGGGAGCGCTGCGTCGGGGGTCGGAGCCGGGTCCGAGGCGCAGGCGAGGGCGGCGGCGACGAGGGCGGCGAGGAAGGTGGGGCGCATGGCGGGCGATCCTACGCCGTCACAGACCAGCAACCGCCAGGAAGAACTTGGTGGCGACGCCCATCAAGAGCAGCGCCAAAAGCACCACCCCACACCCCTTGGCGCCCGACGACTCGCCCGCAACGCCCAGGCCTACGCCGCAGTTGGCGCACACCCGGTGCTCCACGCTGCTGGTGAACAGCAGGTAGAGCAGCCCCGGCACGATCCCGAAGCACAGCAGCAGGATGGCGAGACACCCGCTCGGTCCGCCCGTCGACACAATGCGCGGCGGGGCACACGCCCGACAGGCGGGACACACGGCATAGCCGGGCGGGATTTGAGGCATCTGCGGCGCGTACCCGGGTGGCGATCCCCACGGCTGTTGCGGCCCCTGCGGGGGCCATCCTGGCGGCTGGTGCATGGCCACCGACGCTACCCCGGCCCGCCCCTCTTGAGAGCTCTCTTCCGACCGTAGCCCCGCTGCATCGCCCGATGCGCGTTCGCATCACCCCCCTCGGAGTCTCATGGCCCTCACCTGCAACGTCCCCGGGCGGGCGGCGACCATCGCCGCCACCGCCACCGTCAACACCCTCGCCCTGGACTACGCCAAGCGCTGGCGGCTGATCATCGAGAACACCCACGGCTCGCAGACGCTGGACGTGCTCCGCCTGCGCCGCCGGACGCACCGCGAGGGGGCGTGGTCCCCCTGGGTGGCGGTGACCTCGGGGCTCCCGGTCGCCGCCGGCGCCACCCTCTCCGTGCAGCCCGACGGCGACGACTGCGCCGCGGACCTGGACGTCGAGCTCACCGCCAGCGGCGCGGGCACGACGGTGAAGTTCTGGCTCGCGGGGGGTGAGTGATGTCCGGCGGCTTCATCGTCAACGACGTGGCGACCGGCGGCGGCGCCGTGGGCGACCTCTCCGACGTGGGCGCCGCGGGGGAGGCGCTGGCGCAGGCCGAGACCGCGGCGGAGGCGCTGGCGGAGCTCGGCGCGCGCGCCACGCTCCCCTCCACGGGGTGGACGGACGTCGTCACCGGCACCGCGACGGTGGCCCACGCCGCGGGCGTGCACACGCTCTCCGTCGGCAGCGGCGAGGCGGCCGAGGCCCACACCCCCGCGCCGTCGACCGCGGAGTGCCCCGCGCTGGAGCTGATCGCGCGCATCGACGTGACGACGGGCGCCCCGGGGACCGACTGGTGGGCGGCGATCGAGCTCCGGTCGACCGACGGCGCCGATGCGCTCATCACGCAGGTGTCGCAGGCCGGGGCGGTGCAGGCGTGGCGCGTCCTGTCGACCTCCGGCACGATGCTCGCGTCGACAGGCGCCGTCGACCTCACCACCGGCAACACCTACCTGCGGCTCGTCGTGACGCCCGCGATGGTGGCCTACTACTTCGGCACCGGCAGCGGGGACACGCCCCCGACGTCGTGGACGAAGGTGCGCGAGGTGGCGGTCGACGTAGGCCAGTACGCCCGCGGCGCGCTCACCCGCGTGGGCGTGCGCGTCGGGCGCACCGCGAGCGGCAGCGGCACCTACACCACGGAGTTCCGCGCGGTGCAGGTGCGCGTGCTCGGGCTCGCGCCGTGACGGGGGCCGACGTCCTCGTCGTCGACGACGCGCCCGCCGTCGCCGCGTCCATCGCTCACGACCTCACGGCCGCGGGCCACCGCCCCCGCGTCGCGCTCACCGTCAGCGCGGCGCAGGCGGAGCTCGCTCGCGCGCTACCCGCGGCGGTGGTGCTCGACCACTGCCTCGACGCCGACGCCTCGCTCCTCCGCCACGCGCTCGTCCACGACCGACTCCCGGTGCTGCTGGTGAGCGGCCTCGACGACGACGTCGCGGTCGGCGTCGCCGGGACCCACGGCTGGAGCTTCCTCCCGAAGCCCGTCGACGCCGACCTCCTCACCTCCACCCTCGCCGCCCTGCTCACCCCCCAGGAGACCGCCCCGATGTCCGACCGCCCCTCGATCGTCCCCGACGCCTCCGACGCGCCCGCGCCCATCGCGCCGCGCGCCGAGGCCCCGCTCCCCGCGCCGCCGCCCGCCGCGCAGCTCACCCCGAGCGGCCGCCCGGCCAACGTGCCCGTCGCCGTGCAGGTGCTCGACCGGCTCGGGGACATCGTCGGCGTGATCGTGGTCGCGCACCTGTGCGCCGTCGGGAAGATCGGCGGCGAGGTGGCGGTGATCGCGATCGGCGCCATCCTCGGCGTGGGGACCGGCCTGCGGCAGGTGGGCGCGCGCGCCGGGACCGCCACGGGGCTCTCCGTCGTGGGGCTCCTCCTCCTCGGCGGCCTCCGCTGGCTCGCCCCCGCCGCCGGCGCCGCCGAGCTCGCGCGGGTGAGCGGGGTGTTCGGGCTCCTCGCCGTGCTGGTGCTCGGCGGGTGTCCCCAGGTGATCCGGGAGCCCGCCGTCCCCGCGCCGCCGCCCGGGTGCGACGGCGGCGCCAGCGTGTGCAACAGGGGCGCGCCGTTCGTGTGCGGCCCCGGGGGGCAGTGGTCGCAGGCGGACCGGGCCTGCGCCGGCCTCGGCGACGCGGGCACGCTCCGCTGCTGCGCGACCCCCAGCGCGCTCCGCCCGGGCGTGCTCGTCCACGCGTGCGTCCCCGCCGGCCTCTGCGTCGAGGCCGCGCAATGAGCCGCGCCGCGTACCTGCCCGTCTTCCTCGTCGCCCTCGCGTGCGTGCCGACGACGCTCGAAGCGCCCTCGAAGCCCCCGCCCATCGTGCTCCGCCGGGAGCGCCTCAACCGCCAGGCCTCGCACGCGCGCGGCCGGAAGGGACACCGATGAAGCTCTCCGCCACCGAGCGCGCCGCCCTGGCGCAGTACCTCCTCGCCCGCTTCCGCGCCGTCGTCCGCACCAAAGGCGACCTCGCGGAGATCGCCGTCGTCGCGGCGGTGTTCGACGTGGCGCGCCTCTTCGGCGCCAACGTCCCCACCACGGAGGCCTTCCTCGATCGCTTCTGGACGACGCTCGGGCCGGTGATCTTCCGCCCGCGCGGGCAGACCGACGACCCCGGGGAGCGGCTGCGCATCCTCGCGCACGAGCTCACCCACGTCGTGCAGTTCTGGCGCGACCCGCTGGGCTACGTGCGGCGCTACCTCACGGCGCGGGGCCGCGCGGAGCTCGAGGCCGAGGCCGAGCGCGCCGCCCTGGAGACGTGGTGGCAGCTCACCGGCGAGGCGCCCGGCGACCTCGCCAGCGTCGACGTGACCCGCCACGGCTACGCCCTCGACGACGAGGCCGCCGACCTCACGCGCGACCTACTGGAGGTCGCCGTCACCAGCGTCCGCGCGGGGGTGCTCTCCACCGACGTGGGGATCGCCGTCGACGCGTGGATGGCGCGCCGCTCCACGGCGGTCCCCTCGTGAGCCTCGTCCTCGGCGGCCACACCTACCCGACGCCCGGGCGCGACACGAAGAGCTGGGTCGACGACCCGCGGCTCCCGCACATCGGCGCCGACCGCCGCGACGACGGGTCGCCCCGCCGGCGCGAGGACGTGCGCGCCATCGTCCTGCACACCACGAAGGGGCGGCGCGGGGAGATCCGCTCCACCACGCCGCCGCCCTCCGAGGCCGCCGAGCGATACGCCCGCTACCAGGGGCGCACCGAGCGGGAGGTCTCGTGGCACTTCACCGTGGACGTCGACGGGACCGTCGTCCAGAGCGCCGACCCCGACGTCTGGATGTGCTGGCACGCGGGCCAGGCGAACGGCCCCACCGTCGGCATCGAGCTCGTCCAGCTCGACGACCACGCGCTCTACGCCGTGCAGCTCGACGCGCTGGTGTGGCTCGTGGCCACGCTCTGCGACCGCTACGCCCTTCCGCGCACCTTCCCCGTCGGGCCCGACGGGCGCCCCTGGGTCGGCATCATCCCCGAGCTCATGAAGGCCCCGGAGGGTGACTCCGGCCGCTCGTGGCGCGGCGTCTACGGGCACCGCAACTGCTCGCGCCGGCGCGGCGCGGGCGACCCCACCGACCACCCCTTCGTCGCCCTCCTCGCGGCCGGCTTCGCGCCCGTACGCCTCGACGCGAAGGGCCGCCGCGTCGCCCCTGGCGCCCCCGTCTGCGGCGCCGCCCCGTCGCCCGTCCGCTGCGTGCCCGCGCTCCCCCCGGGCCTCACGGCCTGGCCCGCCGTGCCCGAGTGGGTGGACGAAGACCAGGAGGTCACCGACACGGCCGACCGCGCCGTCGCCCCGGAGGCGTGGGCGCGCGCGGCCTTCGAACACCTCGTCGCGCTCGGCGCGCCCCCCGCGCGCGCGCTCGAGGTGGTGGCCCACTGCGCGGTGGAGACCGGGTGGGGGCGGCGCGGCGTCGCACACAACCACGGCGGGGTGAAGCTCTCGCAGACCGACACGCGGCGCGAGGAGCGGCGCACCGGCGAGGGCCTCCCCTGGTGGCGCTGGGCGGGGCACCGCTCGAGCGGCGACGCCGAGGTGGTGTACTACCGGGCCTTCGCCGACGACGAGGCCTTCTGGGCGTTCTGGCTCGCGCGCTACGCACCGAAGAGCGCCGACGCCGCGGAGCGGGAGCGCTACATCGCCACCGGCGCCGCCTTCTGGGGCGACCCCGCGCGCGCCAGCGGCGACGCGGGCGGGTGGTTCGTGGCGATGCTCGCCGCCGGCTACCGCGGCGAGGTGCGGCAGAGGGAGATCCGCGCGGCCGCCGACCCCGCGCAACACGAGTCGGTGTGCGAGCACCGCGACGTCGTCCGCCGCGTGAGGGCGATGCTGAGCGGCTGAAGTTCAACCCGGCCCGCGTGGTGCGGGCCGTTCACCAACGACACGGAGACCATGGACAACCTCATCCCCAACCCGAAGCCCGCCGTGGGCGCCACCGTCTACTACCGCCTCCCCGAGGGCGGCCGCAACGTCGGCGACATCCGTCCCGCCATCGTCGTCCGCGTGTGGAGCGACACCTGCGTCAACCTGCAGGTGTTCACCGACTCCGACAACGACGACCTCCCGGCGACCGTGTGGAAAACCTCCGCGGTACGCGGCGACGGCCCCGGGCAGTGGAGCCCGCGCGCCGCGTAGCCCACCGCGACCTCAGGCCCGACAACGTGACGCCCCGCTGGTGTGAGCCGGCGGGGCGTTCGCCATTTCGGGACACGGCGGCCCGAGGATGTGCGCGCCACCGTGGCGCGGACGTGGGGCCCATCCCTGCGTGTGCGGGGGAGCGCTAAGCGTCCGATCAACCGCGCCACCGTGGCGCGGTTCATTCCCGCGCGTGCGGGGGAGCGTCTACCTCGCGCGGGCGGCCGTCGACACCAGCGCGCCCGCGGCCAACGACGGAGGCGAGCGCCGCGCCGGGTGACGCCCCACGGCCCCGGCGCCCCGCGGGGGGTGTCCGGGGCCGCGAGGTCGGGGGAGCTCCAGCGTAGGGCCCCCGACGCCCCGCGCGCGCCAGTCGAGTTTGCCGCTCGGCGCGGCATATTCGGCGCCCGCTGGCAGACCTCCGACCCGCCAGCGTCGGCCCCGCGGGAGCCCGCCGCCCCCGTCGACGCCCAGCGCGCGCCCGGGCCCTCCCCGTCGACCCGCCCCGGCCGTCCCGCGCGGGGCACTGGACAGCCGTCCAGTGGTCGGCGACCATGCGCCCATGTTGCCGGATGACATTGAGCCTCGCGCGACCACGGGGGTACACGCGCGGGCAGTTGCGCCCCCACCGCCTGCGCCGCTGGCGCCCGACCCGATCGCGGAGGGCCTCGCACGGGCGCTCCGCCACATGACGGCCGCCAACGCCGCCGCCGCCATCCTCGCCGAGGACATGGACGGCGCGTTCCTCGGCGGGCCCGGAGCTCCTGAGATGCAGCGGCGGGCGAACGCCCTCATGCGGTGCGTTCAACGCGAGCTCGCCGGCGCCCTGCGCGACCTCACCGAACTCCCGACCGGGACCTGACCGCCCCCTCCTCGGCGCCGAGCGGGCCGCTGGCGGTGTCGGTTGTGTCGGGGCCGTGGAGGCGTCCGACACTGCCGGAAACACCGCCGAAACCCTTACAGAATAGATGAATTCTCTCTCAGTGTCGGAGTGTCGGAAAGAAATAGATACCCTCTCTGTGTCAGAGGGTTGCTGGTGTTGGAGGGGGTCTTGGGGGGTGAATTCGAACGGCGCGTGTCACAGCGTGCGTTCTCGCCAAATCTCCCGACACCGCCCCGTTTTGGGCCTAACCCGTGGATCTTGCTGTGAATTCGCGTGTCGAAGCACCCCGACACACCCGACACCACGGCCCGACACCACGGCCCGGCTACCGCTTTCCCTTCGGTGCCGAGCGGGCCGCGAGCGCCCGCCCGAGGATGTTGACCGTCGTGAGCCCCTGACCCGCCGCGGCCAGCGCGGCGGCGGCGTCGAGTAGCTCCGCCGCGAGCTGCGCGGGCTCGCCCTGGGGGAGCGCCTGGCCAGCCTCGCGCGCCGCCCGTCGCGCCGCGTCGAACACCGACGGCTTGTGCTTGTCGGGGTCCATCGCGCGGAAGAGGGCGAGTTCGAGCGGGTCGGCGTCGACGAGCGCAGCAGGGGGAGCGCCGGGGATGGGCGCGTCGCCGGTGAGCGATTCGAGGGGGACGACGAAGGCGTCGGCGATGCGCCGCAACGTGTTGAAGTTGGGACGCTTGGCTTCGCCCGTCTCCAGCGCGGACAGCGTGTTTTGAGGCACACCGGAGCGCTTCGAAAGCTCCACCTGAGACCACCCCGCGCGCTCGCGCAGGGCTCGCACCCGAGCCCCGACCGTGGGCCGTCCGTCCGTCATGGGCGAAGCGAGT